CAATTGTCCAACCGCGGGAATCGAAGTTACCTTTCTACGTGAATCGGACGCGTACCCGATCATTGGCCCGATACGACTCCAAAACGCTACGTACGTCGACCCCGCGCTATCGCAACGCCACACGTATACGGGTACCGCTAGTGTCTCATTCACGTAACGACCACCCGTGCAGATTTGCGAACGGCACCCGCTGCACACACGCGGGCGTCGGCGGCGACGTCGGCCCGAAGTGTGATACGTGCCGAATGTATAGTGGCAAGCCGCGCGGGCTAGGCGACGTCGTAGCGATTGCCGCGACGGTTACGGGCGTTGCGGCCGTCGTGGACGCGGTCGCGCCGAATTGCCGATGCCCCGAACGTCGCGCCGCACTAAACCGCGCCGTGCCGTTCACCGATACTACCCCTACGGAGTAACGCGAATGCTAACGTACGACGGTTCCAACGGGCTATTCACACGATTGGGAAAACTCTTCGGCCTAGCCGAAGCCGTTCGCAATCACCAACAGGACATCGTTACGCGCATCGCCGCGATTCAAGCCGAATACACTTCGGCCGATTCTTATATGGTCGGCGATTTGGTCGCGCAATTGGAACAACGCGTGGCCGCCGCGGGCGCGATTCTTGACGACATCCGCCGCGCTTCCCAATCGACGTTGGTCGAAATGTGCTACGCCGAAGCAATCGCGGGCGGGCGTACGCCGATGCCGTCGAAGTCTGTCGGCGACGCTATCCAATTCCTTATTCGCGAAATGGCGAACGACAGCGAAACGGTGGACGGTACGACGATTAGCAAAGGTGCTATCGCCGTCGGTACGGGCAACGTCGGAAACGGTACGTTGTTGTATACGGAACTTATCCCGCTAGGGCTAAAGGGTGGTATCACCCAATTCCCGAACATCCGCACCGAACGTCTGCAAATCCGTTGTATCGCCGATTCGCAATCGGGCGAGATTGCGCGCGGTTCGGAGATTTTCGAGGTACGCGGGCAAGCCGCCTATACGAACCTTGACTACCGATTCCCTTCGGGTAGCGGCGCGCGGTTCGTTATGTCATGCTTGAATGCCGCGCTAGACACGGGCGCGCGCTACGAACAATTGCTACGAAACGGCGCGTTCACGAATTACACGACGGCGAATATCCCCGACTATTGGACGGTGAGTACGGGCACCGCGGGTACACACTTCGCGCAGGAAACTAGCGTAACCTACCGCGGCGGTTCGGCGTTCAAAATGATTGGCGACGGTTCGACGCTTGCGAAGGTTCGCCAACAAATGCAAGCCGACGCGGGCACGCCGCACGCGATTACGTCCGACCGTCTGTACGTGTTGGCGATTGCCGCGCGTGTGAACGCGGGCGCAAGCGCGGGCACGGTGCGCGTTTCGTTGCAAGACAACAGCGGCACCGTCGTATCGGGTACGTCGGTTTCGCTCCCCTATACCGTCGGAACGACGTACGGTTGGCAATACGCGTTTTTCCGCGCGCCGCTATCGCTACCGTCTACGGTATACGCGGTGGTCGAACAGACTACCGCGCTCAATTCGGGCGGCATCATGTACCTAGACGAATTGGTGTTGGCCGAAGTACGGCAATCGGCGCGCGGTTCGCAAGGGTTCGTAATCCTTGCGGGTTCGACCGATTGGGTAAATAATGACCACCTAGGGTTGACGGTCACGAACAACGCCGAAGGGATTTTCAATACCGAATTTGACCGATTCTTTGCCATGTACGAAAATGGCTACGTGCTACCCGCGAACACGGCGGGCGGCGAAACCATTCTAGACACCCTCATTTCGTGATTGTTCGCGGTGGAACTTCGCGAGAATCACGCCGCGGTAATTGTTCACCGCCGCGCGCACCAATTCGCGGTCGGCTAGGTCGTGCGTCGTTCGAAGGGTGTCTATCATCGTTAGCATTTGCGGCATCGTCGGCGCCCGCGTTAGGCGCGTCGGTGCGTCTAGAAACGTTGGCCGCGACAGGGGCGCGCGTTCCGACATGGCGCGAAGGATTCGGTAGACGTCGATACGGGCGCGCCTGTCGGCCGTTACGGCAACGGCCACGGAACGCGGCACGCGGCGCCCGCTACGGACGAGACAGGCCATAGCCCACGCCGCGCGTAGGTCGTCGCGCGTCGCGGTGATTGCTTGCGCGGTCGTATCGGTGTTGGTTCGGATTCGTACGCGCCCCACGCGTCGAATAATACCCCGCGCGGGTTCGTTACCGAAATTTTTCGAATTATGTCCAATGCGCCTTGACACGTAACGCCGATAGCGTTACAGTCTGCACGTCGCCTAACGCGACAGGGCAACCGCGGCCCGAACGCGGCGCAAGGGGTTAGCAAAATGAATAAGTCGCAACAATTCGCGCAACTCGCAATCGAAGCCGCTATGGCGCTCCAACAACCGCACCGCGTTCGCGTGGCGTGTTGTCTCTACTCCGTTCAACACGCGTTGAACGACTACGCCGCGTGCGCGCGCCGATGCGGCGCCACGTGGACGGCCGCGCAACTCCGTAGGAAGGCGAACGACCTACATACCGCAGTAAGCCGCGAATGGGGTTACGAACGCGAATTGCAAGCCGCTACCGTGTGATAGGCCAACCCGCCGCGATTCGCGGCGGGCTACCCGTCACACGGGCGGAACGTCGCGCCGACGGACGGCGCAAGGGTTCTAATAATGGACATTCTCGCATTGTTGGTCGTCGTCGGGTGCGCCTTCCTTTTCGGATGCGCGGTCGAACGTGAATTCTTGCAACGTGGACGCGCTACGCGTCGGAAGGGTGGTACGCGATGAATAGCGGGCTAATCATGTCGGAAGCCGAATACGCGGCGCTTGCGGGCTTGCGCGCGTCGTGGGTGAAAACCCTAGCAAGTCAAACCCCCGCGCACCTGTTCGCGCGTATGAACAGCGCCGAAGAGGATACCGACGCGTTTCGCGTCGGCCGCGCGTTGCATTGTGCCGCGCTTCGCCCCGCGGATTTCGCGAACGAATTCGCGACTAGCCCGAAATTCGACCGCCGCACAAAGGCGGGGAAAGAGGCGGCCGAAGCGTTCGCGGCGTTGAACGTCGGGAAAACCGTCGTAGACGAATCGGAATACGCGGGCGTAGATGCGATGGTCGCCGCGATGCAACAACACAACGCGGCTAGCCTCATTATGTCGCGCGTGACGTTCGCCGAACGTGTGTTTACCGCCGACCTATTCGGGGTGCCGTGCAAGTGTCGCGTAGACGCCTATTGCGCCGACGGTATGTTGGTTGACCTGAAAACGACCACGTGCGCCGCGCCGCGCGCGTTCGCGCGGTCGGCCGTTGATTACGGGTACTATCTCCAAATGGCGTTCTATCGCGAGATTCTGCGCGCGAACGGCCGACGGGTTACTGGTGCGGTGTTGGTTGCCGTCGAAAAGGCGGCGCCGCATTGTGTCGCGACGTACGGCCTAGCCGATGCGGATTTGGACGCGATGTTGCCGACGATTGAAGCCGCGTGCAACGCGTACGCGGCCGCGACCGCGTCGGGCGTATGGTCGGGCTATTCGGGGTTCATCGAAGATTTGCCCCTTCCCGCGTGGGCGATTGGGGGTGGCGCTTGAATCCTTCGGAACCAATGCACGACCAACGACGCGCTAGCCGAATGGCGCGTGGCGTGTCGCATCCCGCCACGCCGATAGAAGATAGTCCGCCGTTGCCGATGGCGTCGGCGCCGACCGCGTGCCCGCGTTCGGGTACGGTGTCTCTCTCCGACGGCCTGTTGGTCGCGCAAGGCGCGATATCGGGCGTATCGAAGGATTCGCGGAATACGTTCCACCGCTACGCGTATACGTCGGCGGAAGGGATGATTTCGGCGTGCCGCGACGCGTTGCAGCGTGGCGGCGTCGTCGCCCGCCGCACGGGTTGGGAAATCGTCGCCGACGGTCTGTACGTGCAGTCGCGTCTAACCGTGTGCCACGGTTGGACGGGCGAATCGGCCGAATCGGTGGTGGTGTGGCCTATCGTGGTTGAAAAGGGGCGCCCCGTCGATAAGGCGGTGGCTAGCGCGTTGACCACTAGCCTTTCCTATTGGCTTCGCGACCTGTTGTGCCTACCTCGCGAGGATGAATCGGGGCATATGGACGGTCGCAACGACGACCGTAACGAAACGCGGCACGGGGTACGCGACCGCGTCGCGCCCGCGACGTCGGCACCGACCGACGGCCCGAAGCGCGCGCCACGTTCGACGGGCGCCGCGGCGGTAAATTCGGCGCTTGCGGGAAATGCCCCTACGATGCCCGCTACGGCGTCCGACGTGCCGAACCCGCCGACGGCCGCCCCCGACGCGGGGAACGCCGCTACGGGCGAACCTACCGCCATAGCGGCCGCGGTGCTGCACCGATTGGAAACGCGAACGGTCGGAAACCGTAGTTTCCGTGTCGCGGGCTTCCTGTCGAACGGCGAAGTAACCGACTACGTCGTGGCCGACGCGATAGCGACGTGGCTACCCGAATTGGTTGGGCAAACGCTTATCCCTGTTGTGCAATCGCGCGGTAGCAAAATGCCAATGGTGGTAGACGTCCGAACCGTGGCACCCACGACGAATGGGGGCGCCGATGACGAATTGCCGTTCTAACCCTGTCGCGGCGTCGGGGGAACTTCCCCCGACGGCCGCGGCCGACGTCGTCGGCCGTCGCCCGTCGTCGGCACCGTTTACGCTTGCCGAATCTCTCGCCGCGGCCGACGTCGTGTGGCCCGATACGGAACTACCGCGGGAAATCGCGGTGGCGGGGATCGTGTTCGACATGATGCCCGCGCACCTGTCGCCGCGTCGCGACGTCGTGGCACGGCGTCTACGCGTCGCGCCCGACGTCGTACGCGTGGCGTTGCTGTTGTGGGAGTGTGCCGACGATTCGATGAGGTTCGACGTCGTGCGCCGTGCGGTCGCGATTGCGCGCGCGCGCAGGATTGGGGGATAGCGTGGCATGGATCAAAGTACGCACGAACCTACACAACGACCCACGGGTAGCGTACGTCGCGCGTGCAACGGGCTTGCACCCTGCAACGGTCGTCGGTGCGTTGGTTACGTTGTGGTCGTGGGCGGATGAATTCACCACCGATGGCGTGTTGCGTTACCACACGACGGCCGACGTAGACGCGTTAGGCGGCGGGCCGATTGCCGAACGGCTAACGCTGTCGGCCGCGCTTCGCGGCGTGGGGTGGTTGGTGGACGTGTCCGACGGTTCGCCCGCTATCCCGCGATTCGACGAACACAATGGCGCCACGGCGAAGAGTCGCGCCGAAACCGCGCGCCGCGTCGCGACTCACCGCGCGCGTAACGGTTCGACCGTTACAACCGCGTTACCTAAATGCGACGTTACAACCGCGTTACCTAGAGAAGAGAAGAGAAGAGAAGATACACACGCTACGCGTGTGTTACGCGCGCACGCGCGGAAGGGTGGCATATGACCGAACACGCCGACGCAACATGGGAAACCAACCGCCAACGAATCAACGGCCTATGGCCGCGGTACCAACCAACCGACGACGAACGGCGGTTGGCGGTCGGGCGCCTGTCCAATCTCAACCAACGGTGGTTGGCCGCCGCAATCGACGACTACCGCGTGGAATGCACTAGTACCGTGTTCCGCCTGTCGGAATTGCTAGCCGTTTACCGTCGGATTGCAAACACGGGCAACGCACGCGAAGCCGCGAAGCCGCAGAAATCACCCGACGCCGAACGCGCCGACATCGTCGCGACGTTGGAGCGCGACCGCGCGCGGTGCGTGGAACGGCTACGCATCGAACCGCGCGACCGCGTGGCCGACGCCGTCGCGCGAATGCGCGCGGCGAAATGGCTACCCGTCGAACCACTACCCGCGAAAATCGAAGAATGGCAACGGGCGCACGTGTTCATCGTTTGCGCGGCGCTTGAATCGTGATACAATGGCACTAGACACGCGGCACACGCCGCACGGTTACGGCGTACCGAACGCCGCGAAGGGGTACCAATGAACGAACATACGGCTACAATGCACGCAACCCCCGCCGACGTAGCGGGAATCCCGCGCAGGACGCGCGGTAGCGTCGGGGGCGCTATGCGCCCATTCCCCACGCCACGCCGCCCGCGGCGCATCTCCGCGGGCGGCGCGGCCCTTCCGACAGGGGGTGCCGCGTGGCGTTGGTAATCACCGTAGCCGACCAACAACGGTTTGACGTGTTGCGCGACGGCGTCGCGTTGGGAGCGATTACCGTAACTATCCGCGGCGACGGCCGCGCGCGCGTCGCGTTCGAATTCCCGCGGGAAATTGAGATTTGGCGCGGCGAAGTCGTCGAACGAATGCAACGCGACGGGCGCAAGCCGAAGGGGCAACGATGAACGAAACCGACGAAATCGTGGCGCGGCTTCGCGCGTGGGCAATCGGCGCCGACGAACAAGGGGTGCAAGAGGTTTCCGACGGGCTGAAATTTGCCGCCGACGAAATCGAACGGATACGCGCCGAACGCGACCACGCGCGGCGGCTTGTATGTTGGCACACGAAAAAGATTTTCCACACGCTGCAACGTACCGCGGAGTTACGCGGGTGGGATTGCTACGAACGCGAACAACGACCGCGCAAGGGTAAAAACGCATGATGCCCGACTACGACGACGACAACAAAATGAGGGGCGACGATGCGTACCCGTGGCTATACGCCGTGGGGTTCGTGTTCGTGCGAATTACGGCGGTAGCCGCGATTCTCACCGCGTGCGCGTGGTATTGGATTTGGCTAGGACAACTCACAATCCGCGCTATGCGCGCGGTGATTGGATACGAACAATGAATGCACACGTCGAAATTTTTTGGACACTCTCGCCCGACGACGACGCATACAAAGCGCTTGCCGCTATCGGCGTTCGCCGACTCGCCGCGTTGGTGAACGTGTCGCCGCAAACCGTCTGCAATTGGTTGAACGGCGGCCGAATTCCCGATGCAAGTTTCGCGCGCGCGTGCGAAGCCGCCAACCTTCGCCAACCGATGTTGAGGGTACGCGACCTACGACGGAACGGCGGTGCCGTGATGCGGGAATATAAGTTCACGGGTGGTATTGTGAAGAAAGCCGCGGGGCGCCCGCGCAAGTCGAAGCCCGAACCCGCGAACGTATGACACAACGCACCACAACAACCAACAGCGTTTGGACGAACCCCGCCGACCCGTTCGCGCAATATCGGTACGGAAAGCCGAATGTGTGGAACGACGACGCGGCAACGACTCAACAACCCGCGCGCGTGGTGGAGCCATCGCCCGCGCCGCGGGATTGTTGCGCCGACGTCGGCGCGTCGTTGGTGCTGTTGGTCGTCGCGTTGGGGGTGGTCGGCGTGCTGTTGTGGCAATTGGCCGATAGGCCGCGCGAATGATCGACACGCCAACACACGACGACGACGACGCGCACGTGGCGCCGCCTGTTGAGGGTGCGGGGATATTCCACGTGCCCCTTTCCGCTATCGACATAGAAGCCCGCGCGCGATGGAACGGCACGGTATCCGTAGCCGCTAGCCGATACGCGACGCGACGAAACGAAACCGTACCAATCGACGGCGCTAGCCTGTCGCGGCTAGGTCGCGAATGGGCCGAAGCCGCCGACGAAATCCGCAGACTACGAAAGGCGCTTGCGAATGATTGAATACAACCACGGACGAACCCGCGGCGACGAATTGGGGATATTCCGATTCGCAATCGACAACCCGCCGCGCGCGACCGCGCGACAGGCGACACGATGGGATGTGCAGGATGCCGCGTACCGCGCGGCGCCCGATTCGGCTATCGAATTCATTCGCCGCGCAATCGCGGAGAATCCGTCAACGTGCGACGAAATCGAAGCGCGGTTGGGTATGACGCACCAAAGCGCGTCGGCCGCTATCAATAAACTTATGCGGTGCGGCGTTATTCGCGCGAACGGGCAACGCCCGACGCGGTCGGGACGCATGGCGCGCGTTTGGGAGATTGTCGAATGAATCGCAACCCCTACAAAATCGACGAACCTTTTGTGGTGTCGTTTAGCGGTGGTCGCACGTCGGCTTTTATGCTCGCAAAAATCATAGAAGCCCACGGGGGCAAGTTTCCTACCCACGGCCTAATCGTGTTCGCCAACACTGGCCGCGAACACGCCGCTACCTTGCAATTCGTGCGCGAATGCTCCGAAAATTTCGGGGTAGACGTGCATTGGATTGAATACGATTCTTCCGCGGAATCACGCTATAGGGTGTGCAATTACGATACCGCTAGTCGTAACGGCGAACCATTTTTGGACATGATGCGATCCCGACGCATGATGCCAACCCCGTTACGTCGCCTATGTACCCAATGGTTGAAGGTTGAACCAATCGCGAAGTATGCAAAAACGTTGGGGTTCGTGGATGCAACGCTTGCGGTAGGGTTGCGCGCGGATGAACCGCGCCGCGTGCATCGTGTCGCGGGTTCGGAACGAATGGGTTTCGATTACGTGTGCCCTATGGCCGAAGCGGGACACACGCTAGACGACGTTCGCGCATTCTGGAAACTTCAAAATTTCGATTTGAGGTTGCCGAACGACGACAGGGCGTTCGGAAATTGCGACCTATGTTTTTTGAAGGGGAAACGACTACTAGAACGCGTAATAAGGCGAGAACCTGACCGCGCCCAATGGTGGATCGACGCCGAAAAAGAATTTGGGCGCACCTTCCGCGATGACCGCGCTAATTACGCGCAATTGTTAGTACAGGTTCGAATACAACCCGAATTGTTCGGGGAGCCAGATACCAACGACCCCGAAGAATCGCAAATACCCTGTACCTGTACCGAATGACCACCTATACACAACGCGACATCGGCGACGCGGTGCGCTACCTAGCCGCGAACCCTAACCGCATCCACGGCCCCGAAACGTATACGCCGCGGGAAACCGCCGCGCTACGCGCTATGGCGTCGCGAGATTGGCGAATGGTGTTAGTAGCGGCGTTACGCGAATGCGCGCGCCCGTCGCCGTCGTGGCCCGACGTAGCCGCCGCAATCAACCGTAGCCACACGGCCGCGCTAGCGGATTGGGAACGTTGGAGCGCGCTACCGTGGCGGGATAGGTGCAATTGGCTCGACCTAGTCGAACGCGTCGCGTTCGAAATGCAATCGGAGAATAGCAAATGCAAACAGCATATGGACGGTGCGGGGAGTCTGTGACGGCGTGGGAACCGCGCGAAACGCGCGCGAATGTCAAGCGCGACCCCGAACACGCGACCGCGTGGCTATCGGTGCGAATCCGCGTACCCGCAGACACCACCGACGCGGAATTGGTGGAACTAATCGACGCGCAAGCCGCGCGGCTACCAATGATGGCACGAACCGCGGTAGCGGAGTGTCGGCGGCATTTGTCCAATGGTTGAACCGTACTACCGCGACGGCCTAACGACGCTATACCACGGCGACGCGCGCGATATCCTGCCGAACCTAGCCCGCGCGTCGGTGCTACTCACCGACCCGCCCTACGGCGTGAATTTCCACCATACGGCGACGACGCGCGAATGGGCGACGATTCACGGCGACGACGACGACACAATGGCGCGGTGGCTATTCACGCGCCTAGATTGCGCCGACGACGCGGTGGTGTTCGGGGCGCATTGTTTCCCGCACCTGTTGCCGCATCGCGGGCGTTGGATTTGTTGGGACAAGCGCCTAACCGAAGCCGCCGACCGTATGTTGGGCGCACCGTTCGAAATGGCGTGGACGTCAAAGCGTAGCGGGTTTGAACGAATGTACCGAATCCTACATGGCGGGGTCGTCAACGACGACGGCGGGCGCCGCGTCCACCCGACACAAAAGCCCGTTAGGTTGTTCGCGGGTATCCTCGCCGATATGTTCCCTGACGCGGCATCGGTCGTCGATCCGTTCGCGGGTAGTGGTTCGGTGTTAGTCGCGGCGCGATTGTGTGGCGTGCCGTCGGTCGGTATCGAAATCGACAAAGGCTATTGCGACGCGATAGCCGAACGTCTAGCGCAAGGGGTGCTATTCGGAATGGGTAGGGAATGATGCGGCCCCGAACGCGCGCGCGCACGGCGTGCGCGGGGTTTGGGGCGAGACTGTCGGCCGCGTGGCGCAATCGGTAGACGCGCGGGTTTTAGGTACCCGTCGTTGCGGGTTCGAATCCCGCCGCGGCTATTTTCGGAATTCTTACGGAATTCGTCCAACGTGGGTTGACACGGGCGCGGGTGTTGCTATTGTGTGTGCGTCGCGACGAACGCGACAGGCCGCGGCGGCCGACGCCGATTGCAAGGGGTTTCGCTATGTGTAAGTTTACTGTTGGGCAACACGTCGTCGTCAACGTGCCTAATAGCCCGCGTCCGTTCAACGCTACGGTTACGCGCGTTATCGCGGCCGACAGCAAAATGGGCGGGCTTTTCAAGATCGCGCCGCACTTCGCGAAGATCGACGCCGACGCCGACATTGTGGCGGGCGATTGGTTGGAACCAATCCCCGAACACGACCACTACGACGGCGCCGTGTTCGCGCATCCTTCGGCATTGGTCGCGATTGGGGGTGGCTATTGAGCGCCCACGCCCGCTACGGCGTTCCGAACGTCGCGCCCGCGGTCGGTATGCCCGCTACCGTGTGTATCGGTAGCGACCGATACCCCGCAATCGTTACGGCGGTTGCAGCGTCTAGCATCACGCGCCCGCTATCAATCGCGCTATGTCTGCGCGGCGGCGATGGGACAATTTCGCGCTACGTGGCAAGCCGCGAACAACAGGGCGTCTATGACGCCGCCGACGGCAACGGGCGCCGCGCCTACGTCGGCCGCGCCGATTCGTACCGCGACCCCCACGCGTAACCACGCGCGCCCGCCCGCGCGCCGATGCCGCCCCGCGCACCCGCGGGGCGGTGTCTTTTGAGAATCTTTCTAGATTCTGTCCAACGTGGGTTGACAGGCGCCGAAGTCTGTCTATACTTCGCGTGTCGTGATTCGCACGACAGGCCACGGCGGCCGACGCCGACGACAGGGGTTACAAATGCTCACCACCGAAACGACCGCCACGACGACCGAACCAACCGCCGCCGAAATGCGCGCCGCGCGCGCCGCCGCGGGATTCGCCACCCTTCGCGGTCGCGCGCTTCGCGCCGCGGAGATTGTGCGCGCGGGCGGCTACTTCGAAGAGCGCCTAGAACGTAACTACCACGGCGTGTCGCAGTTCCGTACGCGACTCTACAACGCCGACGGCGTGTGCGTCGCGGGCTTCGGATACGCCGCCGCGCGCAATTGCGCCGCCGCGGGCGTACTCCGCAACCGCGCTATGTGGCGGACGTCGGTATGGGCGTCGCGTCAAGTGTGGGCAACCGCGCCCGCGTGCGCCGACGAAATGGCGGTGGACGCGCACCGCGACGCCGAACGCGATTGGAACTAACCCCCGCGCCCGACGGCGCCGCGCGCCCCCGAACGGGGGCGCGTGTCTTTTTGCGATTCTGTCGGATTCTGTCCAATGGCGGTTGACACGGTGCGGCGCCGCGCTATACTCCGCGTGTCGCACGACGCGACAGGCCACGCGGGCCGACCGCGAAGATAGGGGTACCAAATGTCAACAGCGCGAAAAATGACGCCCGAACAAATGCACGCGTGGATTGTGTCGGCGCCACACGGACGCCGCACGACCGCCGTAAACCGATACGTGGCTTGCAACGATGAATTGTGCCGACGAATGTATGTTGGCGAATTGTCATACGATACGACATACCGCGCCGCGGTCGCGCACGTTATTGAAGGGATGAATACGTGGGAATTGGTAGAAAGGGGTGCGGCGTGAACGTAGCCCCCGTAACGCTACGGCCGTGCCCAACGTGCGCCGATTGCCGCGGCACGGGCGACGTGTTCGACCGCGACGCCGACGGTACGCGGGTCGTGTTCGATTGCCCGTGCGTGTTCGCCGACCTGTCGGCCGCGGAATCCGCGGCGGTGGAGCGCGGCGGGTTCGTCGTCGTGCCCGCGCGGTAGAATTCTTTCGGATTCTGTCCAATGCGGGTTGACACGCGCGCGCCGCGCGCTATACTTACCCCGTCGCGACGAACGCGACAGGCCACGCGGGCCGACCGCGAAGATAGGGGTACACAATGAACGCAACCACGACCGACACCGCAAACACCACGCCCGCCGCCGTTATCGAATTCGTGCGCCCGTGGTTGACGGGCAACAACGAACGCGACGCGCAACGACTCGCCCGCAAGTTCCGCACCGTCGGCCTGTCGATTCGCGCGTGGCGCCGCGTCGTCGCCGACGCCGCGGCCGCGACAGCGCGCGCCTAATCGACGACCACGCTACGGACATCGGCCCCGCAAGGGGCCGAATTCTTTTTGCGATTCTGTCGGATTCTGTCCAATGCGGCTTGACACACGCGCGGGCCGCTCTATACTCACCGCGTCGCCACTACGGCGACGGGCCGCGGCGGCAGACGCCGACAACGACAGGGGTACACAATGGACACGAACGCAACGACCACCGAACTTACGAACGCGTGCCGCGCCGCGTGCGCCGCGCATATCGCCGCGAACAATTACGCTATGGCGGACATGATCGCCGCGGGTTGGGCTTTCGCCACAAGTCGCGGCGCGGGCTTCGACGACGCGGGCTACGCGTTCCGTCGCCGCGTCAACGTCGCGTATAAAACCGTTCAACGTGAAACCGTGCGCGGGCTTCGCGCGCACCTTGCCGCTACGGAAATCGGGGGTGGCAATTGAACACCGCCGACGCTACGTGGTCGTTGCCCCTTTGGGATAGCGTTGGCAACGGTTGGCAATCCGCAATCGTCGCGCGCATCCACGGGCTACCCGTTCGGCTCGATTTCGTATCGGGCGCTTCGGCGTTGCTAGTCGCCGTGTCTGTCAAGGGGCAACACGTCCACGCGTACGCCGAAAACGCGCGCGACCCCTACGCGATAGAACGCGCGAAGCGTTGCGCGGAGGATTACGCCGCGCGCGCCGCCGCCGAATCGCGCTAGACTACCGATATCTTTTCTTACCCGCGCACGCGTTCGGACGTTCCGAGCGCGTGCGTTTTCGTTACGGGTAGACGTAACGCCGCCGCGCGCCGATACTAGCGCCATGCCGAATTCGCGTACAAAGGGTGCCGTCGGGGAGCGCGAAGCCGCGGCCGCGTGGACGGCCGCTACGGGGCTTCCCGCGCATCGCACCGCCCAACGGACAGGGCGACACGGCGACGCCGACGTGGCCACTACGGCGCCCGTTCATTTGGAAATCAAGCGCCGCGCGCGCATCTCCGCTATCGAATTCCTACGGCAAGCCGAACGCGACGCGGTCGCGGGTGCGGTGCCGACCGTGCTTTGTCGCGAGGATGGAGATACGGAATGGGTGGTAATGCTACGACTCGCCGACCTAACGGCGCTACGCGTCGCCCTCGCAAGCGCCGACGGAAACCCGCTACTATGAAGCCGCACCCGCTAGCCGCGTTGGATAGAACCGTGAACGTAGCGCAATTGTTTACGCTTATCGGTGGCCTATGGTGGTTGGGGTCGGAAGTCGGGCGGCGCGATTTTCAACTATCGAACACCGTCGGCCGCGTGGAAGAATTGGCTAGCATCGTGCAGGATTTGGCGAAGGCGCAGATAGCGAACGCGACGGCCGACGCGGGTAGCCAACGTGAATTGGACGCGCTACGCGCGCGCATCGAACGACTAGAAGAAAGGCGGTAACAATGGACGCAATCAAAGGCGGTTCGTGGCGTACAACGGTAGCGGGTGTCGCGGCAATCGTGGTCGCGGTCGGTACCGCGGTTACGGCGTTGTTCGATAACGACCCCGTAACGATTCCCGATTGGGGCGCGGTCGCGGCCGCGGTTATGGCGGGGCTAGGGCTAATCGCCGCACGCGACAACCGCGTGTCGTCCGAACGCGCGGGCGCGAAATGATCGCGGCGCTAGCCGCGTTCGCGTCGGCCGTGCTGCAATCAATCCTAGCCACCTATGGAAAGTACATTGGAACAACCACCGCGACCGACGCGCCTACGAATCGTGGCCTTTTGCGCCGCGGCGGTGGCCGTGTCCGCGATTGGTTGCGCGCGAACGGTGCTAGTACCCGAAGCCGCTCCGATTCGGATAGGGCCGACGATTAGCGGCCGCGTCTATACCTACGCCGACGGCGAATGGACGCTATCGGCAAACCGCGTAACGATTCCCGAAGGTTGGTACGCCGTGCCGCCGTCGTTCGTGGAGGATGCTGACGATGCGCGCGCGGAGTAACCTACCGCCCCGCGGGAACGAACCACTACCGCCCGCGCGCGAATGGTTCACCACGGGACAGATAGCCGCGCGGCTAGGGGTGTCGGCCACGCAAGTTTCGCGGTGGATTGATTCGGGCCGATTGGCGGGAATTCGTCTACCCGCATCGCGAGATAGGCGCGTCCATATCGCGGCGCTTCGCGCGTTCGAAATTCAATACGGCTACGACCGTGCAAGGCGGAACGAATGAACCCACGCTACCTAACCACAATCGACCCCAACACGTTACCGCTAGCCACGGGCGCGGGTATCGGCGTCGGTAGCGACGGGTTGGTTTACGGCGCGACAGTTACGGAGTTTACGGGGTCGGGCACGTTCTATAAGTCGGCGGGCGCCGAAACCATAACCGTCTACCTAGTCGGCGGCGGTGGTGGCGGTGGCGGTGGCGCGCGCGTCAACACGACCGCGGCCGACCGTAGCGGGGGTGGTGGCGGCGCGGGCGGCGGCGGCGGTGTCGTCGTGTTGCTAGCGTCCGACGTGGCGACGTCCGTTACCGTCACAATCGCCGCGGGCGGCACGTTGGGCGCGGGTGGCACGACCGCGAGCAATGGCGGCGGCGGTGGTACTACGTCGTTCGATGCGCTATCTGTCGCGGGTGGCGGCGGTGGTGTCGCGGGTAGCAACGCAAACGCGGCGGGCGGCACGGCCGTAGCGGCGTTCGGCGTCGCGTACGGCGCGGGCGGCGCGTCCAACGTCGCGTCGGTGTCTACGGGCGGCGTTCGCGGTTGGTTTTCGGGCGCGGGTGGCGGCGGCGGCGGGCCGTTCGACCTTGCAAGCCTAACGGGTTTAGCGGGTAGCGCGGGCGGTAGCGTCAATTCGCAAACGACGACGCGCGGCGGTGGCGGCGCGGGCGGCGGCGCGGGCGTGGCGGGCACGGCGGGTAGCGTCACAGGGCTTTGGCGTGGCATCGGCACGGGCGGCGGCGGTGGCGGTGGCAACAATGCCGCGGTGGCGGGCAACGGCGGCGCGGGCGGCCGCGGTAGCGGTGGCGGTGGTGGCGGCGCTTGCTTCAACGCGCGCGCGGGCGACGGCGGCGCGGGTGGCGCGGGCTATGTTTTGGTGGTGGAACAATGAACGACCGACACGCTATCGTCGTTGCAAGCGTTGTAGACAACGTGATACTTTGGGACGGCATCGCCGAATGGACACCGCCCGACAGCGCTACCGTGGTTGCGTTGTTTGTCGACGAATCGTGCGACATCGGTTGGACATACGACCCGAAGGGAAGCCCGCGGTTCACCGCGCCCACGCCATGACACGCGCGCGAAAACTTACCCCCGCAGAATCACCCGCGACAGATTCCGCTATCGACGCTGTCGGGCATCGCGCGGGATTGGTGATTGTTCGCCGCGCGCTACGCGAAGGTTGGAAAATCCCGCCGCACGTGTTGGCGACGTTGCCCGACCTAGTTACCGAAATGGCAACCAACGCCGCTAGCGAACGCGACAGGTTGCGCGCCGTGGAAACCCTGTTGGCTATGCAACGCGCGAACCTAGATGCGTTGGTGGCGGCCGACCGTTGCGAACGGCTAGACGGTGGCGGCGCTACTGAACGCGTAGAATTGGCGCCTATCACGCTTCGCGCGGGTGGCGCGGGTTCGTGATTGTTACGCCGCCGACCTTGCCCGCTATGTACCCGCGGCAATTCGCCGCGATATGCGACCCCGCGCGTATCGTGATAATTGAGGCTAGCACGAAATCGGGGAAAACCGCGGGGTGTCTATTGTGGTTGTTCGCGGCCGCGTGGAACGGGCGCGGCGGCAATTATTGGTGGATTGCGCCCACGTTCCACGTTACGAAAACCGTCGGCTATATGCGGTTGCAGACGATGCTACGACAGGCCGACCCCGCCAAACGCACGTGGGACGACAACGACTCCGAATTGTGCGTGCGACTCGCGAACGGTTCGCGCGTATGGTTCAAATCCGCCGACAACCCCGATAGCCTCTTCGGCGACGACGTAAGCGCGGCGGTAATTGATGAGGCTACGCGGTGCCCCGAAGCCGCGTTCAACGCGGTGCGTTCGACACTCACCGCGACGCGCGGGCCGCTACGAATCATCGGCAACGTAAAGGGCCGCAAGAATTGGGTATACCGATTGGCGCGAATGGCGGAAGGCGGCGCGCCGAATATGGCCTACCACCGCCTTACCGCGTGGGATGCCGTAGACGGCGGCGTATTGGACGCCCGCGAAATCGAAGAGGCGCGCGCGATTCTTCCCGACAATGTCTTTCGCGAGTTATACCTAGCCGAACCAACCGACGACGGTAGCAACCCTTTCGGCGGCGACGCAATCCGCGCGTGTGTCGCGCCGCTATCGACGGCCGCGCCTGTCGCGTTCGGCGTTGACCTAGCGAAATCGCACGATTGGACGGTCTGTTGTGGCGTCGATTCGTCGGGCGCCGTGTGCGTGTTGGAGCGTTGGCAATCGGATTGGGGCGCGACACGCGAACGCGTCGCGCGCATCGTTGCGAATACGACGGCGTATATCGACTCAACAGGGGTAGGCGACCCAATCACGGAAGACATATGCCGCGCGTGCCGCAACGCGGAAGGGTTCAAATTCACGAACGCAAGCAAGCAACAGATAATGGAGGGGCTATCCGCCGCGATTCAATCTCGCGAGGTTCGCTACCCCGACGGTTGGTTGCGCGCCGAATTGGATTCCTTCGGTTTCCGATATAACGCGGGTAGGGTTACGTATGAAGCCCAATCGGGGCACGACGACGGCGTGTGCGCGCTTGCGCTTGCGCTCGCCGCACGGCGGCGACATAAGCCGTTTTTATTCAAGGTAATTTGACCTATGAACTTACTACGCGCCATTGTAAAAGCCGCCGACCCACGCGCGTGGATTAGCGCATCCACCCGAAGTTTCGAAATGCGAACGGGCGAAGGGCGCGCGGCGCCGTTCGACCACAAAGCCGCGGTGGCCTACTACAATTCGTGGATTTACGCGGCGGCGTCAATCAACGCAAACGCGGTTGCGTCTACTCCACTACGGCTATACGTGCGCGGCGACAACGCCACGCGGCAATTGTGGAATACGCGCGCCGCGTCGCGTAAGTCTGTCGCGCGCTTGCGCGGCGACACCGCGCACCAACCGTCGGCGGTTGTGATGCGGAAAGCCGCGGAACTAGGCGACGATTTCGAAGAGGTTACGGACGACCACCCGTTGTTGCGCCTGTTGTCTACGGCTAACCCGTGGTTCAACGGATACGACGCAACGGTGTTGCGTGTCGTGTGGCAAGAATTGACGGGTAACGCTTATCTGCACGTGATTACCGACGCGTTCGGCACGCCGACGGAATTGTGGCCGATGCCGCCACAATGGACGGAAGTAATCCCCGACCCCGTAGAATTCATTAGCGGCTATCGCTACGGCAAGGGTAGCGAATCAAAACAGAACTTCCCCGCGGATGAGGTTATCCATTTCCGACGGCCGAACCCGCGCGACCTGTTCTACGGCATGGGGAAACTCGAAGCCGCATGGGGTGCCGCGAATGCCAACGCCGCGCTACATTCAATGGATTTGGCGATGTTCCAAAACAACGGCCGCCCCGACTACCTGTTGACTATCAAGGGGAACGCGTCGGGCGATGAATTGGAACGCGTAGAGCGCGCCATAAAGCAGAAATTCCGCGGGCCGCGTAACCGCGGGAATTTCATGGTATCTACCGCGGAAATCGACGTGAAGCCGCTAGCGTTCCCGCCGAAGGATCTCACGGGGCGCGACGACGTCGTGGAGGAAATCGCCGCGGTGTTCGGCGTGCCCGTATCCATGTTGAAGGCGAACGACCCGAACCTAGCGGGCGCGTCTATCGGGTTCGCGTCGTGGCGTGAAATGACCGTACTACCGCTATGCCGAATGGATGAAGAAACTTTGAACCAACGGCTATTGCCGATGTTCGGCCTAGAAGGCGACGCGGTGCTAGCCTATGACGACCCTGTACCGTTGAACCGCCAACAGGATTTGACCGAAACGCAAGTCGCGGTATCGGGTGGTTGGCTTACCCCGAATGAGGCGCGCGAACGCTACGGATTGGAACGTACCGACGACCCAATGGCCGACCGCCTGTTGGTAAACGGGCAACCGCTAGGGGCCGCGGCGCCCGCTCCAATGGCACTAGACGCGACGCCGCCACAAACCGCGGCAATCACGCCACCCGCGCCGCCTGTCGCGACGTCGGCCGACGCCGTGGCACCGTCGGCCGCACCAACCACCGCCACAAAGTCGGCGCTTTCCGATTGCGTCGCCGCGAAGATTCCGACGCTACTAGCGGAAGGCTACGACGAATCGCAAGCCGCCGCTATCGCGTACGAAATGTGCGGCGAATCAAAGGCGCTTCAAGACATCGACACGGTGCCGCCGCAAGCCGTGGCCGACAACGCGCGGCGCGCGCTTGAAGTACGCGAATCGAAGCCGCCTAGCCAACGCGGCATGACGGCTACGGGCATCGCGCGCGCCCGCGACCTAGCGAACCGCGTCGCCGTGTCGGAGGACACCGTAAGGCGGATGGTTGCATACTTCGAACGCCACGAATCCGACAAACAGGGCGCGACGTGGGACGAACAGGGCAAGGGGTGGCAAGCGTGGCACGGTTGGGGCGGCGATGAAGGGTGGACGTGGGCGAAACGAAAGCGCGACGAATTCGACCGCGAACGCGGCGAGAAGTCGCGCGCGAAGTCGTGCGCGTGTTGCGGCACCGACGCGCACGCCGTCAAGCATTCCGACCTTTGGCTAACCGACGCCGACCGAATCACGAAAGCCGCGGGTACGGGTGAACTAGTAGACGACGAATTGTTGGCGGGCTTCCTAAAAGGGGTAGACGCCGTGTTTGCCGCGCAAGTGCGCGCCGTCGTCGCCGCAATCAAACGCGAGGGCGACGCGACGCCCGAAACGGTCGCGCGCGCCGTGGGCGTGTTGGAGCGCGGCGCGTGGCATCGCGAATTGGTGGACGCGCTAGCGCCATACATTCGTCGTTCGTTGCAGCACGGCGCCGATATCGGATTTGCCAACCTGTCGAAACTCGCGACGTCTACGGCCGTCGCCGAATTGGGTTGGAGTAGCAAAGAACTAGCGGAGTACGTCGAACGCGGTAGCGTTCGGTTGGCGTCGCGTGCGGCCGATTCAATCAACGGCTATACCGTCGAACGCTTGCGCGATATGTTCGGGGAGGGGATGTCGTTAGGTGAAAACACCGATGAACTCGCCGAACGTGTGCAAGAATGGGCACGTGGCGAGGGCGACGACGTGCGCGCGACGCGCCGCCGTGCAACGATGATTGCACGCACCGAAGCCGCGCGCGCGGCGGCTACCGCCGAAACCGACGCGTGGAAATCCACGGGGCTAGTGTCGGGCAAGCGTTGGATACTTGCGCCCGACCCGTGCGAATTCTGCGAAGCCGTCGCGAAGAGGTTTACCGAAAAGGGCGTCGGCCTAGAGGATTCGTTCTACGCGAAGGGCGACACGTTGACGGGCGCCGACGGCGGGAAAATGAAACTCGACTATGAAGAGATTTCGGCGCCGCCGCTGCACCCGAATTGCCGATGCGCGATGCAACCGACGTTGGTAGACGATTACGAAAACATTGCGGCGGAAGCCGAACGACGCGCACGCGCGCGGAAGGTATGACCATGCAACGTAAGAAACTCAAAGCCGAATTGGTACCTAGCGCGGGCGGATTCACCGCGACCGTTACAACCGCCGCAATCGACCGCGACGGCGAGGTGGTAATCCCGCAAGGTATGAATAGCACGGAGTACGAATCCAACCCCGTGCTGTTTTGGAATCACGACCTAACGCTACCCGTCGGCCGTTGCGTCGCGTTGCAACGCAACCCCGATAGCATCGTGGGCGAATTCCAATTGGCCGAACGGCCCGCGGATTACGTCGGCGAATTCTTCCCCGATTTCGTGCGCGCCGTGATTGGGCAAGGGGTCGTAAAGGGCGTAAGCATTGGCTACGTACCCGAACAGGGCGGCACGCGCCGCGCGACCGTTGACGACCGCAAGCGTTACGGCGACGCCGTGCATACTGTCTACAACAAATGGCGCCTTATGGAAATTTCCGTGGCGCCGCTCCAATGCAATCCGCAAGCGTTGATAAGCGCCGTACGCAAGGGCGCCGTAGACGCCGCCGCGGCCGCGCGTTGGTTGGATTACGTCGAACCGCGGCGCGTACAAATTGTCGTGCCCGTGCCCGCGCGTACGTGGGCCGACGCCGCAAGCGCGGCGCGGGTTCAACCGATGGACACTACCGCCGTAGTGCGTCGCGAATTGGCGCGCGCGCGCGGCGCGTTGCGTTGACGTGGCGGCTACGAACGGGCGGCAATGTGCCTAGACGCGTAGCCTAGAACTAGACGCAACACCGAAGGGATTACCGATATGCGTACACTCAAAATTTCAGAATTCACCACCGCACTAAAGAACGCCGCCGCACAACACGGCGAACGTGGCGTGGCGCACACGAAAGCGCTCATGTTGCAAGATTGCATGATCGTGGACGAATCGGGCGCACCGATTGACCCCGCGAATATCGACGTGATGGTGGCACCCGCCGCCGCGCCCGCCGAAGTCGAAACCGACATGGCAAAGCCCGAAGAGAAGGCGGACACCGCCGCCGTGGCGAAGTCTGTCCGCGCAGAAATCCGCGCGGCAATCGCCGACGCCGCACCCGCTGCACGTCGCGCGATTGTGACGGGTGGCGACGACGACGCGCCGAAGTTCCGCGGCGGTCGGTTGAAGAATTTCAGCGACAACCGCGAAGCCTACCGATTCGGTCGCTTCCTCTTCGCCGCGTGCAACCACACGAAATCGGCGGATTGGTGCGCGCGTAACGGGCTTACCGTCAAGGCGCATTCCGAAGGCAACAACAGCGCGGGCGGCTTCCTAGTTCCCGACGAATTTTCCGACACGCTCATTTCGCTTCGCGAACAATTCGGCGTCTTCCGCGCCAACGCGAAGGTTTGGCCGATGTCGCGCGACGTGATCTACATTCCACGACGTACGGGCACCCTTACGTCGTATTGGGTCGGCGAGACAAAGGCGGCGACCGAATCTACGCAAACCTTCGACAACGTGATGCTACAGGCGAAGAAACTCTTTGCGCTCACCACGACGTCGTCGGAACTTGCAGAGGATGCGATTGTCAACATCGCCGACAACGTCGCGGGCGAAATCGCCTACGAATTCGCGTTGCGCGAAGATCAGGCGGGGTTCAACGGCGACGGTACTAGCACGTTCGGCGGCATCGTCGGACTCGCGAACGCAATCGGTAGCGCGGGAACGTCGGATTCGGGCATCGGTACGGGTGCATTGGCAAGCGTCACGGTTGCAGACCTTCAAGCCGACATTCACGGCATGATGGCACTACTCCCCGCGTACGCGCAGACCCCGAATACGAAAATCTACTGTCACAAGTCGGTTTTCCACGCGATGTTCGAACGCGTCGCGATGGGTGCGGGGGGCGTGTCCGCCGCAGAAATGCAAAACGGAATCGCTCCGCGATTCTTCGGCTACCCCGTCGTGTTCTCGCAAGCCATGTCGGGCACCATTGGTTCGGGCACCGACGGCGCCGTGTTGGCGTACTTCGGCGACCTTACGCAAGCCGTCGGGTTCGGCGACCGTCGTAGCGTCACGATCAAGACATCCGATAGCGCGCTAAACGCGTTCGAACAGGACGAAATCGTAATCCGTGGCACCCAACGAATCGACATCAATTGCCATTCTTGCGGCGACACTACCGCCGCGGGCGCCGTCGTCATGCTCACCCGTTGATAGGAAGGGAAACCAACCATGATTGAAGTATCCAACCAAAAAACCGTTCTACTAGTCAACGGCGCATCGTTGGCAACGAACGCAACGACCACCGCCAACGTCGATACGCGCGGCTTCGATTCGTGCCGCATCGCGGTGTTTAGTTCCATCACCAACGCGCCCGCCGTGTTGAAGGTGGAACACTCCGACACCACCGACGCTACGACGTTCGCAACAATCAACGCGACAGCGGGTACCGATTTCACCGCCGCCGCTAGTACCGCGACGACCACGAACCCGTCGGCCGTGTTCGACATCGTGACAGCGGGGCTACGTCGCTACCTTCGGTTCACCTACACGGGCGCATCCGCGGCTACGTCGAACGTCGTCGCTATCGCGGAACTAGGCCGACCGTTGACGGGTATCGACAGCGCCACCGACCTGTCGGCGGCGAATTGGGTTACGGTTCCTAGCCGCTAATTCGTTCCTGTCTCTTCCTACCTTGCTACGGGGCGTGGGTGCAAGCCCGCGCCCCGTAGTGTTGAAAGGCCACAATGCAACACAACAGCAACACGAAAACCGTGCTACTTACATTGGGTACCACGTCTACAAGTCAAACCGCAACCGCCACGGTAGATACAAAGGGATTTGATTCGGTACGCGTCGCCGTATTCAAGTCAACAACGCACGCGCCGACTACGTTCAAAATTGAACACGGCGACACGACCGACGCTACCGCGTTTGTCGCGTGCGGGTTGACAGGCGGAACCGATTACACAATCCCCGCGCAAGCCGCGGGTACGAACAACCCCTATTGCGTGTTCGATATTGATACCGCGGGCTACCGTCGGTATCTACTCTTTACTTGCACCCCTAGCGCGTCGTCAAACATCATTTCAACCGCCAACCTAGCGCGCCCTGCAATGGGTCGAAAGGCGGTAGACGATGTTGGCGCTACCATTTGGGTACGGTCGCCCGAACGGTGATAGAATCGCCATAGCCAACGGGCGTCGGAGCCGTTAGTAGGCTACGCATAGCGGCGGCGAAAGCCGTCGCTATGTCTTATGACAATCACGAAAATCGACATCGGTTGTATGGATCGTTGTACCGCGGGCTTTGAACCGTGGGACATCGCGCAGGGCCGCGACGCGCGCGCGCTAGTCGGAATCGCCGACGGTTCGCTAGAAGTCGTCAAGGCTAGCCACGTTCTAGAACATATCCCGCACCGCGAAACGCTCGCCGTGTTGCGGGAATGGAATCGCGCGCTACGCGTTGGCGGTACGTTGCTAGTAGCGGTGCCCGATTTCGATAGATGCGTGGACGCGTACGCGCGCGGCGTCGCGTGGCCTGTCGAGCAATACATAATGGGCGGACAGACGGACGCCAACGATTTCCACGCCGCGATATTCAACCGACAGAAACTCACCGACGCGCTAGCGTCGGCGGGCTTCGAAGTCGTCGGAGATTGGGCGGGCGACTCAAATTCGTGTTCGTCGTTGCCCGTGTCGTTGAACATTCGCGCCGTCAAGCGCGCCGCGGGCGTGTTGCGCCGCGTCCCCGTTCGCCCGCTCCCCGATATGCACGCGGTGATGAGTATGCCGCGGCTAGCGTGGACGGAAAACATGGGGTGTTGCTATACCGCGTTAGGGCCGTTGCATATTCCGTTCGTTCGGTCGATTGGTGTCTTTTGGGGGCAATGCTTGCAACGATTGTTCCAACAGATCGCGGAAGGCGGACAGCATAAGTACGTTCTAGCGATTGATTACGACACGATTTTCGACGCGCACGACGTATGTATGTTGCGAGACATCGCCGACGCGCACGACCTTGACATTTTGTGCCCCTTGCAGATTGGGCGCGACCGAAACCAATTGCTTGCGAAAATCGACGACGGCATGGGGCTACCCGTTTCGGAACTAGCGGTAGAACGACTCGCCGACGATCATTGGCCCGTGCTGCACGGGCATTTCGGGCTTACGTTGATTCGGTGCGACCGCCTACGCGAATTCCCGATGCCGTGGTTTGTCGGTGAGGCGGGCGCAAAGGGCGATTGGGGCAACGACCGCGTAGACGACGACGTTTACTTTTGGAAGAAGGCGCGCGCCGCGGGTTGGAAGATTTCGACCACGCCGCAAGTACGCGTCGGCCACCTACAAGTCGTCGCGTCATGGCCCGATAGGAACTTGAATTGCGTCCACCAATTTATGCACGACTACCACACGAACGGGAAACCCGATTGGACACTACCACCAACGTAATTTGCATAGCGTTGCAACCGTGGGCGGGCGCGCGGCGCGGCGCGCTTGTCGCCGTGTCGCCCGCGCTTGCGGTTCAATTGCAGCGCCGCGGCGTGTTGGAATTCGTGACGCAATCCACGACCGCCGTAACCCCGCGGGAATCGCCCGTGGCGCCCGCCGACGTCGAAACCCCTACCGACACCACACGCAAGCGCGGACGGCCGCCGCGGGCGAAATGAGGCGGCTACGCGTGCCGATGAACGGAACAACCAATGGCCGTTGATACCTACGCACTTACCACCCTCGCCGCGTTGAAATCCTATATGGGGATTACCTACGCCACGGACGACGCGGTGTTGGAGTCGGCAATCGACCGCGCTAGTTACGCAATCGAAGCGTACGCCGACCGTAAATTCGTCCAACGTCGTTTCTACGAATGGACGACAGCGCGTGGCGATAGCGGGCTCGTCGTTCACAATCCGCCCGTGGGGCACGTTCACTACGTGGGCTTTGGTTCGCTTGCGTGCATGACGGTACGTAGCACGGTCGCTAGCGACATTTCGGCCACTATCACGGTTAGAGAAACAAAACTTACTCTAACCCGCACGGATTCAACGGGCAACGAAACCCAAACCGATATCAATTTCGCGAACCATAAGTCGTCGAACGCGCTCGCCGCGCAGATTACCGCTACTACGGGTTTCGCCGCGTCGGCATCGGTGAATTGTTCGGTATACCGAATCAATCGGCTAGTAGGCCGCGACCTGAAAGACAGCGTCGCTACCGTTACCTTCGCCGATCAAGCGCAAATGGACATAACGGGCGACCTACCGCGCGGAATTCTCTACTTTGGTCGTAGCGGCTACGACGACGACAACGGCGACGGGTGGCCTACGGCGCCCGTGTCGGTGCTAGTCGATTACGACGGCGGGTACGAAACGATTCCGCCCGACATTGTCCACGCGTGCCACCTAATCGCGAGCCGAATCTACAACGGGCGCAAGCGCGACACCGCGCTAGCGTCGGAGTCGTTCGGCGATTATTCCTATTCGCTAGGCG